AACCATGCCGGATGAGTAACACGAACACGGTTGTTTGGCAAGGCTACAATATTGCCTGTATAGTCGCCGGCATCTAATAAGGTAAGAACATGACTTTGTTTATGCTGTGCAGGGTCATCGGCTATCTCACTTTCTGTGTAATCAACAGTAAAATGATATTTAGCCGGGTAAAACTCACTACCTATTTTTGCCATCCACGGACAAGGTGTTGCTCTATTTAAGGTATACACAGCATGATGATGCGAAGCACAATCCCAAGGCTGTGCTAAATATGTCTCCATAGGATCCGGCCACCCCTCAAAGTCAAAATCGCCAACCAAGGCAGTAATAGGCATACGCGCCCACATAGCACCACCATGCACATTAGGCTCATCGTCATCATTTTCACATCCAGTAAATATTACTTGAAACGACAAACATCTATTTGGCATCGTCGTAACAGCGATAGCCATCGCGTGCAAAAACTCACCATGATACTTCTCATGGTTGTGTGTATATTCTCTACGCACCCAACATTTAAAATGCGGGATGTTACTTTGTAAATACGGCAAATTTAGGCCTTCTTAGTATCCTTAACTAACTTCATTCCTTTTTTCTTCGCTTCGGCCCGTAGTTGTGCAATTGTCATTGTTTTTCTGGCTGCACCACCCTTACTCATCATTCTTGGTTTTACGTTACCGCCTTTTTTCATCATACGAGGTTTAACGTTGCCACCCTTTTTCATCATGCGTGGCTTAACATTACCACCTTTCTTCATCATACGAGGCTTAACCTTACCACCTCTTTTCATCGCATATGTCTTCTTTTTTCTCATATCTTGCTCCTAAGTATACAAAGTTTTTTTACGTCTGTTGGACATGACTGCCCCACACCCTCGTGCGATAAATCGTTTACCTTTTAAATTTACACCATCTTTTTCAACTTTACCACCTTTATCGTAGCCAAAAGGCAAACCTTGCAGTTTTTTTCCTGTAACGGTAAAGGTATCTCTAACGCGTCTGCTAACATTTTTTAAAGGTATAGTTTTGTCTAAGAACTGAGAATAAGTTATACGTTTAGACGTATAGTCATCAATAGCCTTAATATATTTTCTTTCATCTGAATTATACGCTTGTCCCATTACCGAATATAACCCCCATTACCTAAACGCACTACAGCCTGTTTTGTGTTTTTTACCACTGTCTTTCCTTTTGCACCTGCACGTTTTTTCTTTTTGGCCGTAGCCGCACGCTCTTTTTTACTTAAAGACTGCGCCTTACTACGCGGTAAACATCTGTCTGGGTTCTTCTTATCCTTAGAAGTACCGCACTTACCCTTAATCTTGCCGTCCGTACCAATACGAACCCAGTCTTGTTTGAGCCATTTTTTTAGTTCGCCCATTTAGCGACCCTTTCTTTTTCCGCCTTTTGCTTTTTTAGCGTAGTTTGGATCTTTACAATATTTACTTGCAGCGAGATTTGCATAAGCGCTTGGGTATGTATCAAAGGTACGCTTTGCCCATGCCTTACCT